CTCCTCCTCAACCGTCTCAACCGCTGCGTCCTCACTCATGCGCGGAGCACACCAGCAGTCGCGCCGCCCCAAGGCATCGCCGAAGCGGGACGCTCAAGCTTCACCGAGAACGGGATGTTGGTGTTCGCGGGAGCCTTGTTGAACGACAGCTTCGCGCCGGCATCGTTGAAGCACTGGTTGCCCCACCAACGGAACGTCCCATCCAGCGACTCGTAACCGAACATCGCCCGAACCTCAGAGCCGATCGGCAACGGAGCGATCGTGGTCATCGTGGTTGTCGTCGTACCCGTGACAACCTGTGTGGACCCGTTGAGAGCCTTCGACAGATTCGCGGCAGTGAACGCCTTCAGCATGAACGTCAGCGTTCCCTCACGGGCCGTGGTGCGGTACGCGATCGGTTCCACGTACTCCGCGGCAAGGATCGGTGACGCGGTCGTTGACAGGTCGATGTCGGTGCCCGACTCGGTCAGACCGAGCGGAATCCACGCCACAGGCCAAGCGTCGGTGAACACCGAACCGACGACCGTGTTCGTGGGAAGCGTTGAACCCAGCGGAGCCCAGAACAACCAACCAGGGTCGGTGAGTAGAGCCTGCGCGGGCAGGGTAGGAGTCGGCATGGGTCAGTCCTTCTTCTCGGTGTTGGATGCTGCGGGGCTCGCAGGCTGCTTGACCTTCTCAACCAGCCCGTCCTTGTCGTAGCCGTACTGCTCAACATGTGAGGCGGGCACAGGGTCGCCAGCGTTGAACGCACGGGCGCCGTCAAAGAAAATCGTCTCTTTGGCGACGTAGGTGCCGTACTCCTTGGCCTGCGCGGCCACGTAGCTTTCGGACATGGGTTGTTCCTTCTTTCAGGTGACCGTGTAATAGGTGAGGGTGAACACGACGGTTTGACCAGACCCGTTGCCGGACTGCATCGAGACCACTTCCACGTCGAGTTGCGACGTGCCTGCCGGTGAGATGACCCCACCGAGAGTTCTGTCAGATCGGACATAGGTTTCGACCGAATCCATGAGCGCGAAAGCGCGGGTGCGGCAGTCCGCCAGCCCGTCCTCGTCGCCTGTCACGCAGGTCAGTTGGGACCGGATGGTGCCTGTTTCCCCCCACTGGAAGCCGTCGTCGTCCTGCATCAGCGAATAGGTTCCGGCTTGGGAGTCGGACACGTAACCGACCGTGGCGTAATCGGCAGGGATGTCGCCCGTGACAGGTGGGCCGTCGAAGACCTGCACGTCAGTCCAACCACTCAGCGTAGGGAGCAGTCCGAGCAACCGTTCGGCTATTAGCGGCCATTGTGTTGCCATCAGCCGATACCCGACACCCGTGCGGAATCGGCGCACAACTCGATAACCGCGTTCGGCACCGCAAACCCTGCGGGGGTGTAGCCGATGATCTCCTGTTGACTGTCCACCAGCGGGGTGCGCCCGAGCTCGAGCTGCCATAGGTGCCGGATCAGGAGCCGATACGCCCGCAGGATGTTGCCGGGGACCGCGGCGCGGCCTGATGTGTAGGTCACCTGGATGTTGCGGGCGCCTGAGATGAAGCTGATCGCCACACCGGACGCACGGCGGGTCAGGATGCCGGAGTCGAGATCGACCGTGTAGCCGTAGGCGTCGAAACCAGAACCTGCGAACGGATCTTGCTCAGTGAGTGTCTTCACATAATCCGACCCGGCTGTTTCGATGACACTCTCCACCGAAACCAGCGGAGAGTGTAGGAGTGGAATCTGTATGTGGCCGCCGTCGTAAGTTTCAACCCTGCTGGTGGGGACGATCGAGCCGACCAGATCCTCTATCACGGGCGCGGCCTGCTCGATCAACGACTCGAGGTCGGCGTCTGTGATGGTGTTGTTGCCGGTCAGACGCAACCCTTGGCGTGCATAGTCGAGGTCGATGATCGGCATCAGGCCCTCTTTTCCGTGTCCTTGGGTGGGAGCGCCTTCTCGGGCTCATCGAGTGCCCGCATCGCTGCGAGAAGGCGGCGATACTCGTCCTCATCGCCGTCACGTCGAGCCCGCTTCAGGGCCTCCTTGAGAAATTCCATGTTCATGGGTCTGTGGTGCCTCTCGGTCAGCCAGAACCGTTTACGGTGCGCCAGAGTCGCGCCCGTGTGCGCCCAGATCGGATAGCCGAGCTCCTTGGCCCGTGCGCAGAAGAAGTGATCCTCCGAAAACCAGTCGCCATTGACAGGCATGTCACGGAACCAGCACCACGTCTTGCCCTCGTGAGGCGTTGCCTCGGCCTGGAATGCCTCGAACACCGACCGGTGGATCATCAGGCAGCCGGTACCGGCTGAGTCGACCTCGACGAGAGCGTCAGTCGGGTAGTCGATGAACGGCAGAAATGTGGTGGAGTCGGGAACGCTTTTGAAGATGAGCGGCATCGCGGTCGGGTAGTAGTCACCGGGCCACGCGCCGAAGTAGAGACCGGCAACAATGGGGCGGTCCTTGTCGTGAACCGCACCAACGAGCTTGTCGAACGCATCAAGGTCGAGGCGTTCATCCGAGTCGAGCATCAACAACCACTCGCAGTCGGTCTGCTCGAGGAATTGCGCGACCAGCTCGTTGCGACCGCGAGACAACAAACCGCCGGCCTCAACCCTCAACAGCGCCTTTACGCGGTCGTGGCGCTCAGCGAACACGTTGGCGACTGACATGGCGAACATGCCGTCGACCTGACCGGGATCTAACCAGCCAATGGCAATGGTGTCTCTGGTTCTCATGTGCTTGTTCCTTCCAAGGGGGGCGAGCGGCCCGAGGCCCTTGGAACCTCGGGCCGCTCTAACCCCTCTGATCAGGAGGGGCTAACTGGGTGCATCAAGGTGCAACGAGCCCTGTACCTCTGATCGACTGAACAGCGCCGGCGTAACGGTTCGGGATGAAGGCCATGTAGCCGAGCACCCGGAACAGCACGGAAGCGTTGTCCGCGTAGGTCGCATCGAATGACGCGGCCTGGACTGCCGACTCGTACAGCCACAGCTCGTCGGCGCGCAGGACATAGATTTCGTCCTGGTTGGTCGCGCTGTTGGCTGCGGTGCTGATGTTCGGATCGGTGTAGACGTTGTAGCCACCGAACGTGCCCGCGAAGCCCTGAGCAACTGGCGAATCGGCATTGCCCAGACCGTTGAACTGCGGACCCGAGGGGACCACCAGCGGACGAGCGGACGAGTCAACCGAGCCGAGGATCCACGCCCAACGGTTCGGGTGCATGACGATCGAGTCAGCCGTCTGGAACACCGACGTCTGGACCGCGGCAGCGGCCTTCGTGACGGCGTAGTAGAGGCTGTTTGCGTTCGTCACCGACGACGGTGCGGGACTCGCGGAGGTGAACGCCGTGTTCGTGGCGACACCGACGAGTCCGCGGACCTGACCGGCCGAGTTGGAGCCGTAGAGCACCTGAGTGTCGACCTGGACGGCGTAAGCCTTGGCGAGATCCTGGAGGATCACCTGGTCGAACGGGATGCCGGACTGCTGGAGCAGTTGCATCGAGATGATCTGCTTGCCGCCGATCGTGGTGATACCGGACGACACGCTCGTGGTGGTCATCGCAGTGTCAGACAGGGCGCTGTTCTGCGTCTGCTGGACACCGGCCGATGCGCCAGTCGACACCTTCGGGAGGTTGATCGACGAGACACCCGCGGGCAGGTCAGCCTTCGAGCACAGGTCAGCGGTGACCCGTCCGGCACGTGCCAGAGCGATGAAATTCTCGACCTGCCACAGCGGCGGGGCGAACTCTCCACCGGCACCAGCGGCAGTCGTCAGGTCACCCGCGCGGGTTTCCTGCGACTTGGCAAGACGCTCACGCGCCTGACCGGCGCCGGGACGGTTGAGCTGGCTGTCGGCCAGGTCGCGGAAGAACGACGTGGAGTTGTCGCCCTTGCGGTAGACCGGGTTGGGCTCGGACTGCACGCCGTCACCGGCGTTCGTCGCACCGATCTCGACGTTGTGCTTGGCGGTCGCAGCCTCGCGGACCTCGGCCTCCTGGAGTTCGCCGATGCGCTCGTCGAGCTTCTTGATCTCGGCGAGTCCTTCGGTGAACTCGGTGTCCTCGGCTTCGTTGAGGCTGCGAGCTTCGCCCGCCTCATCAACGGCTTCGGTGTGGAGCTTCTCCAGGGCGGCCTTGAGGGCAGCGCGGCGCTCCATCAGTTCCTTCAACATGATGGTTGTCCTTCTGTGGTTGTGAATTGGTTGGTTGACCTCTTCGCAGACACAGCAGGACGCCGGAGCCGCAGGAGCGGGGCCGGTGGGCCGGTATGACGGGGATTCGGTGGTGCTGTGTTACTCAGCCGACGAGCGCCAACAGGCGCTCGCGGAGTTCATGGGAGACGGCAGCGGCTCGGTCGCCTTCTGCCTCTGGGTCTACGACGGGCTCGGTATCGTCATCGAGTTCATCTGCGGCTGGCTCGTCAGTCAGGTCAACGATCTCAGCGTTGGCGAGGTCGAGACCCTCGAAGAACCGCAGCGCGCGGGTCAGGACAGCGGCCACATCCTCAACCTTCGCCGACCGAGACTCCAGCGTGCGGAGTGCGGACGCGATGGCGTCGACCGAAGTCACATCGCCGGCTCGCAGCGCAGCCTCCGCGTTCGGATTGGCCGGATAGGTCACCACAGACACGTCGCCGTCGTTGAGGTCAAGCGCGCGCAGGGTGCGCTTGGACATGTCGTCTTCCCAGATGTCCTCGATCGTGCGGAACGCGAACGACATCTGGTTCAGGTCGCCGCGCTTCATCTTCGGCACCAACGACAAGACGTCAGGGTCGGTCATGTCGAGCTCGGACGACACCCGCAGACCCTTGGAGTCTGTGTCCAGCGTCAGCGTGCCCGATGACGTGCGAGCCAACGGCAGACCGTCATGGTTGACGAGCAGTCGCACGTCGGGGTACTGCCCAAGGGTACGCTTGAACGCGCCAGGGTCAACGGTCTCGGTGTACCAGCCCATGTCGTAGGGCTGATTGAACGTTGAGGCGTAACCGGTCAGTGTGATGGCGTCTGAACCCTCACGGACTTCAAGGCCCGTGACGGCCATGCGGCGTTCAAACTTCTTCGCCATTGGTATCTCCTTCATCAGCCGGATCGCTCATCGGCGCTGCCTTGGGTAATCCTGATGGGGTAACGGTCAACGGAACGATCTCCAACCATTCCTTCTGATCGTCAGTCAGTGGGGCGTAGTCCGACCAGGCACGCACTTCGTCGGGCGTCATCGTCTTGGAGGCGACAGCGACAGCGCCGGCCTTGACGCGCGACTCAAGATCGGTGCGAGTCAGGACCGAGGTATCGAACCGCGCATGCTTGTTACCGGGCATGATCTCGGCAAGTGCTGCCTCGATGCGGGTGAGCCACGCTTGCACGCCGTAGGTCAGGAAGTCATACGCCCGCTGCTCACGGTTCGAGTACGACATCGAGTTACCAGCTTCGCCGCCGACCATCTCGGGCGGCACGCCGTAGATCCGGGCAATCTGACCGAGGCCGAACTTCTGGGTGGCGAGGAATTGGGACTCCTCAGGCGTGATCGAAGATCG